ATCATACCATGGTTCAGGCTTAGGAACAGTTGGTATAGGAGTCCCATTCTGACACCAACGAGCTCTATTAGAAAAATTATGATATACACCAAGAGCACCAACCTCTTCTATTGTATTCAATGCGATAAGTCTATTTTTAAAAGAAACAATAAGCCGTGCAGATTGTAATGTATAATTAGCAGCTGCTCGTGTTGCAGGTGCCATTGTTGCCCATGCAGCACCTGTATAATATTTTATTTGATCAGCTTGATTATTATTCACAACAAAAAGATAATAATCATCATTAAGAGGACCTCGATAATTAGTACCCCAGAAAAATTGACTATCAGATCCAGACCAAGTAGCAGCCCCTAGTCGCTCCCAAGCACCACCTGTTCGATAATATGCAAACCGTGTATCAAATGCATATACAGGTTCATTACTTATCTGAGAACGTTCATGATTAATAAAGCCCATAACAGGATTAGCCGGGTACCAATATATTTGTGTAGTAGCTGGTGCTCCTGCAAACACAAAGTTTCCATTAGTTGTATCAAATGTTGCGGTTGTCGTTCCATCTGTTCGTAACATTGGTTGTGCACCAGGTCCGGCAGTTGTTACAGTATAAAAAGTCGTACCTATAGAAAACATTTGCCCTACCGCACCTACAGCGCCCGGTACTGCTGATGTTGCATTTCCAAAACCATCAGTAATTCCTGCAGCTCCAGGAATAGCAATTCTCAATCGAGAGCCAAATTGTAATGTCGCTTGAGTAAACACTGTACTCTCAAGAAACTTACTTCCTATTCTTTTTTTGACACGACCACGCCATACATAAGCATTCCTTAATTCTTCAAAAGCATTATCCGAAATCATCCAAGGCTTAACATCTCTTTGAAGACCTTTATCATATGGACCTATAAAGAATGCTTTCTGGGGCATATTAGTCTCCAATTATTAAATAATCAAATTCGACTGTAGCAGAAATATCTGTTGTACGCTGAGCTCCGTCTAATATTAATGTAAAACTTGTAGCAGGGACTATAGTATAATTTCGCAATGTAGCCGAACGATTTGTACTAGCCAGATAATGCACTGAAATTTGAACATTATATATATGAGTAAAATAAGGAGCTGTATTAACTGTATATGAACTTACCCCTGTAACAGTTCCAGTTCCCCATCGAAGTAGCAATCCAGACGGTAGATATGTATATCCATTTTGATTTTTTAAAGCATATGTAAGTTCAATTTCATCACCAGCAACACCTTGATTTTCTGGTCTATAAAATAATTGAGTAACTGCTCCAGTTCCTTGTTTTGTATAAAGAGCAGCTTCATTTGCTAAGGTAGCCGGAGAAGTTGCCTGTTCAGGAAATGTAACATATTTATGTTTCCCATAATTAGCAGCTGTAAAGGGCACAACATGATTTATTCCGATAGCTGATTGCAAAGTAGTAAAATTTGTACGTATTAATGGTTGAGCTTCATCTACTTGTTGAGTTGCTTGTGGCGTATCATTATATGCAGGCATTTCTATCCCCTATCAATTTCTAATAATTATTGTTCCAAGGCCAATTATTATATCCAAAATCAGTTTGTTGACTGTATATTGTAGGAACTCGCTTGTTAGAATTTTGAACAATGGTTCTACGCAAACAAAGACCCTCTTGCTCTTCCAACGTAGGCATAATCATTTGAATTGATTCATAATCCATACGATCTTCAAATATACGTTTAGCTGCAAGATATGATATATACGTCCACAGTTGATCAAGCTCAGGTTCATCAGTAATATTATCAAATGCAGTTGGTTGGACATATGTTTCTAAGGTAATTCTATATGAAATATCAGGGACCGGACGCACAATAAATTTATTATCATAATAAAATACTGTTATTGGTTTACCTAATGCAGCATAATGAGTTTGTGAATATATTTCTGCACCAGAAGCCGGAGCAGTATTAAAAGTAAAATAATATACACCTGTTTTATAGTTTATTACTCCTATACTTGTAGTGCTATTAGGCCAAACAAGATCACCTATTGTTGTCCTTAATCCAGTAGTCCCATCGATTCTTGGAATATCCGTAAGATAAAGCCCTCTATCATTAGCATCAATCGATGTAAATAATACATGCTCTTGTACAACAGGCTTATATGTTAATGTTCCCGTAAAAAGAGTAGTTGCTCCATTACCTTTTCCAATTTGTGTCCTATATTCAGTTGCAGGATATAATCCATAGAACTCATCACGTGATTGTGCGAGATATGCCTGTGTTCCTGCAACATATATAGGGGTATGAGAGGTTATATGTGCATTCTTAAAATCATAAAGAGGATCATCTCCTCTTATTGTATTTGTATCATATACATCAACATAAGGAGTTGTATAAAACGATAATTCTTTCTTGAATGTATTTAATCGTAAATGTTCAGGAAGATCATATAGGGTTGCTTCATTAATATATGTTTTTAAATCATCATCAGATATTTGTGATTCTGATGGAGATCTCGTTATTCTTCGTACTTTTATCTGAATATCTTCTAATGTAAACATAATCTCCCTCTCTTACGTATCACCAGATACATTACGAACACCTAAATAATTTATACCAAGCTCATTGCCTACAGGAACTACAATTGCAGTTTTATTATAATACGGGGGCGAACCAGGCACTGAAAAAGGGTTAAATAGTGAAGAGTCGAGGTCAATACTGAATGTATCAGAAGAAAGGACACTTATCACCCCCGTTAATCTATCAATTTGAGACATTCCATAATAATCCGGTACATATAATCTAACAACAAGGCCAGATTCATAATCATGATCAAAAGAGGTGGTTATAGTAGTTTGAACACCCCTTACTATATTAGATATCAACCGCATTGCCGGCTGAAACCGTGGATCAGGATTCGCATACCAGACAGGCATCTATTATCCCTTTTTTAATGAAGGTAATTTAGTAACAGTAACTTCTTCTATTTGAGTATTACCTATACCTTCAATATCCATAAATTCTAAATTCTCAAAAGTACATCGGCGTATACGATGATGTACTAACTGAGATGGTCTGCCATGAGCATCCAGCAAATATTTATGTTCTATTCTACCAACATTATTATTTAAATGCTTTGCTACACCAACCGGCAATTGATATATTTCACCATCTTTAAGCTCATATTTCATAACAGGATCACCTTTATAAGCACGATATACAAACCGTAAAGTCCCTCCTGGAATCTCTAAATAATTAAATCTTCCTTTTACCAGTTTAGCATCTTTTTTTCTATGAAGATTAATATCAACCTTAGGCATCTGACCGGTATTCTCTTCTATACCAACAACAACTCTTCCTGGGCAGGTATAACCTTTATTTTCTGTATCTTCGTTAAGCATATTTCTCCTTATAATACACCGGGAGGAAATCCTCCCGGTCTCATATTACAATTCATCTAAATTAGAAAATGATTTGCCCGCACGCCATTTAATGACGTCACCAGTCCCTGCCCCAGCTGCGATATTAGAACCAGCAGGGCTTAAGGTACCTAGATTTGCGCCAGCAAGATTACCAACATGCAATTTCATACCGATATAACCGGTATTACGTGTTGCATCTGAAAGAATATCAACTGCCCCAGTAAGAGCTGTTCCCATATCTATACCGACAGGACTTACTGTTGGCATAGTAAATGGAACCGATGCCGGTAAAGCAAATGCAAATGCACTGAATCCAGATGAATTAATATTGGTTGTAATTGTTCCAGCAGTTACAGCTGTTACAATGCCTTCAACACCGTTAATCTCAGTCATTCCAAATACAGCACTTGGAAGATTAACACGTATTTTCTGCCCAACTGCATATCCATGATCTACTGAAGTATGAATTACTGCAGCAGTTGCTTGTGTGATATTGACAATATATCTCCATCGAGGATAGAAAATTGGGTCATACGGAATTATTCGATAATAACCGGCAGTACCCGCTGCTCCAGCAGCGTTCGCCATGTTGTAAGCCATTGTAAAGTCAACACCCGCAGTAATAGCGCCAACTTGAAAATCCCAGCCACTAAGTGATTCAGCGCCTGTTACATTAGATAACCTAACAATAGAACCAACAGCCAATCCATCAGTATTTGCAGCTGCTATTACAGGAGCTACAACATTTGTTGCACCAGTTATAGCACGTGCAGTTCCAGGAGCTGTGTCAGTTGTATTTAAAAGTGTAAAACCAGCTCCAGCGGCTGTTGCTGCAACCGCAAGAGTTGCATCAGCTGCCGGATGGTAATACACCAATCCAAGCCCGGTAGCCATTCCACGCTGCCAATAATAATGCGTTCCACAATCCGCATTTGTTGCTACTGATTGGGTCCAGTTAACAACGTTCATCCAATCTACATCACCTCGCAATACTATATATTTATCAACAGGTGCGTCAGCCTGACGATACTCACCTTGCCAAATCATAGTTCCGTCCATAAGAGTCTCCTAGATTACATTATTATTAAATTGTTCGTGTTGCACGTAGATTTAAAGCCCACAAATCATTAGTTATTCGAGATGCAAAGCTCATTTTCCAACCAGCAGAACAATTTAATGCCAACGGAGAATCATAAATTGGAGGCCTGTAAATAAATTGTGCAGATAGACCATCTTGCTCAACTACCGTATATGCTTCCATCCCGACACAGAAAATATTGTATACATCTCTATCGAGAAGAGAAGAATGAGAAGATATTGATCCTACACTTGAAAGGAAAAATCTAAGATTCTGGACCGAACCCCATTCTGATGCCAAAATACCACGTTGTGATGGATAATTTGCTGTATAAGTAAATCCATCTACATTAGTTAAATCATATGAAATGTCAGAGTGTGCTAAAGCAAAATACGAATTTCTAATTGGAGATGTTCCAATTTTATCTGCACCTTCTATACTTTGAGAAATAGTCTTAGCATCATTTCCAAGCAGTGTCTGAACTATAGCTCCAATATCTGATGGATGAAGTTCGGTGGGAGTATCACCATTGGCTCCGTGAACACAGTTAAGAACTGCTGCAGTCCCTGCTAACATCTCACGAATAAGTTGATCTTCAGTTTCACGCAATGAAACACCAAGACGTGCTACTGCAGAATTAAGAACAGGATCTTGATTTTGAAGGGTGCAGTGACTGTTACTTTTATGACCCTTTCGGGCGGGAGGTCTTGTTATTCCCTCCTCCTTATGTTTCCATAAGGCTCGGACTATCGCTTAGATTCAAAAGAATCTCCCTCGGACTTAGTCTCTCACGCTATCATTTATTTTAATTAACGAACGACAGAAATATTTTGAAGAAATGCAATCTCTTCATTGTCGCAATTATAAACTCAAATAAACACTTGCGCCTTGTTTTCCTCGACTTTACGTTAGGAGGTCCAAGTCAATTACCGTGGGTTTATAGCAGGCCGTTTTTTTCAAAACCAAAACATGTCAAAGAACTTATACTTAAAACCTAATTAACCTGCTCATTAAGGACAATATATTGCCCGTAAAACTGCATCTGAACGTCGATATCAACTCTTTCCAATTCAGCCGAAGGAGGCATAACTCCTGTATTTCCCAAAGGAACAGGTGCTGTTCGAAGTCGTTCGTATCTACTCACACGTAAAAATCTACCACCATTACGCGGCATTTTTCTTTTTTCTGCCGGAATAGAATGAATAAATTGTGGTCGTGGAGTAGACAATAAACGACGATCAAATGTCTGCTGCACTTGGGCCGGAAGAAGGGTAGTTGTCGTTATAGCCATAAGAATTCCTTATATAAACAATCATACATAAGTCATATTAAAGACATGTGCCTTTTGTATGACTAACCATTCATATAAGATGACGAGTCTCTACAATCATTAAGATTGCTACAGTCGTAGATTGGCGAAATCTAAATTACAGCCTATATGGATGAGTGACTTCCATGAATTACAACTCATTACTGGTATAGCATAAAAGGTTTATAAGAGACAAGGGCTTAATTTTTCTCTTTCTACCTGCATAGTGATACACAGGTAGAAAGAGAAAAAAGGAGAGTAGTAATGAAGCATAAATGTACGTTGCCGCACAATCATAAATTGCCTAATTATTAGGCAAAAAACAGAGAAAAATATCAACCATTTCTTATAATTTCCTGCATTATCCTATATTCACGCTCTTTATCTTCTTCAGTAAATTCTTGTGCAAATGCATTTGCTTTAGATAAAGGAGAATCTCCTTGTTGAGGAGATAATGAAGTCACCGTACGAGGTTTCGCTATATTCTTATTAACTTTATCTTTATCACGTTGATAAGTAGATTCTGCAAGTCCATAACGCTTAATTGATTTATATGCTGCAACCGCTTTACTATATATATTAGGATTAGCTGCCAATGATTCAGCAAGCTCAGGATCTGCATCACGCAACATACCAAGAGTATCTTTATTAACTACATCATCAAAGTCAGGAAAATTTGATTTAATTTGATTCTCTATAAGGCGAGCTTCCAATTCAGCAATACGTTGTTCATTCTGTTGCTGATAATACTTTAAATGCTTACCCTCCATAAGGTCGTCATCATTTAAACTAAATTGCTCTCTTTTTTGATTTCCTTCTTGAGACTTATGTCCTTGGAGAGAATTTTCCGGGACCGAGTTTTCTTTTTCTTTATTAATTCTGGCGAGAAGCTCGTCTCTTTCTTTTTCCGCTTTATCCGCCTTCTCTCTAAGAGCTCTCCAATTCTGAACATGCTTAACATATTCATCATCTTCTTGATTCTTAAGCTGATCTTGCTCCTCATTACCCTGCGCTTCCTCAGGTACAGGGCTCTCCTCAGTTTGAACCGGATCATTCTCATTCTGTTCAACATTATCCTGAACTTCACTCTCCTGTAGATCCTCATTCTGTTTATTATCCAAAGTTTCATTCATATACCACCTATAACGTTACTAACTTCTCATTTTCTCCATTCAATTCCAAACAACGCCTCGCAAAAACCCCATCATAAAAATCAAGAACACTCTGCAAACTCTCTCTATCACTCTCTATATATTCTTGCGGAGAATGTAACATATCTAAACATTCAGACTTGTCAGGAATACACCATAAAAACTCTATTTTAGAATCTTTGTAAATATATTTATAAACAGTTTGACCATAATGAGGCGTAGGACAAACAGGAGCATGAAAAATAAGATTTCTAAGCACATTTTTCATCAATCTCTCTCTTTTTGCTTCAACCACCACATAAAAATCACGTGGATATTTACGTATACCTTCTTCAATAGTTGAATCAACTTTACTTACATAATCCTTTTCAACTTCTCTTCTAATATCAACTACTGTATAATCAGGACTCTCTTCTTTATATAATAACTCTTGAGATAATTGCCCTACAGTCTTCTTACTCATGCAACGACTCTACTGTATATTCCATGTTATCACTATCCAAATACCATACCAAAACATGTGATAAAAATATTTCAAGATTTTTAGCATCAACTGTAAACATTAATTGCTCATTATCTATTTTTATAATAATACTAATAACAGGCTCACGAAAAATGTCAGCATCAGGACCATTAAGATTCTTTGCGCAAATAGAAAATCCCAAACCTAATGCTGACACCAAGAACAAATATTTTATATATTTAATCATATTATCTTTTCTTTTTTTTCCCTATTTTTCTAGCTTCGGACAACGCTATTGCAATAGCCTGAGAGCGTTTACGCACTTTCTTTTTGCTTTTGCCAATATTAAGTTCTTTATCCTTAAACTCAGACATGACTTTATGTACTTTAGTTTGTTTACGCTTCTTAAGAGAAGATTTCTTAGCCATTTACTACCTTTACCAATCATCATTTCTTCATATGGTACTGGCCGCGGTATCAGCCAGTACCATTCTCATCCCCTTCTTAATGGTAATTACCGTTTTGACGATGAATTACCACCAAGGAGTTTCCTCGCAATATCAGTTGCCCTACCTGAAGGGCGTGGAGCGGCAGGCATTAGTTCCAATGCCCTGGAGCAGAAGAATTATTATTTCCTTTGTTATCAGATTTAATTTGACGATCTACTGCTGCAAGATCATCCTCATATCCCATCTTTCCACCACAAGGATATTCAGGATAATCCTGAATTTTTACTTCCTGAGGAAGATTTGAACGGTTTCCCTTACTATTCGATGAATAATATTTTTTTGCCATAATAGGCCCTTTCATGTAGAAACTGCGAATTGCATTTGCAATTTGCAAGGTCGTGACATTTTGTCACGGTTTGCCCTCTATCTACTAACAGGTACTTCCTGTTCAGGTGATTGAGGTGATGCTGGGCTCTTAGTAGCCCCAACATCTTTTAACGTTTCACTCTTAGCTGCTACTTTAGCTTGTAACTCTTCAGATTTCAACATTTGAGTCAAAGTCACTAAAGTTTGCAATTGATTAAGATCAATAGTTTCTATTTCTTTAAGCGCTTTAACCATATCAAGAACGCCAGCCATACGATCTTTTGCAGCTTCAGCTTGTCTTTCTATTGCCATTGATTCATTTTCTGCAACACGTGAAGTTCTTTCAACCGCTAACCCACGATCTGCTTCAGCTCGGGCATCTGAAAGGTTAGCACGTGACTGCAACTCTTGTAATTGAACCTGTTGTGCTTGCTGTTCTTGTTGTTGTGCTTGCTGCTTCTCTTGTTCAATAGCATCAATAATCTCTTGTTTATTCTGTACAGTTAGATTTTCTATAATAACTTTATCAGGTATTGGAATACCGGCTTCACGTAAATGTAACATCTGTGACAATGCTAATTGTCGTTGAGTTGTTGTATTTACACCAGCTTCAACTGCCGCATCATACTTACCAAAATATTTATTATAAAATTCTTTAGTAGGCTCTTCCTCGATAATGCGCTGTACTTTTCCGGGAGTAAAATTATTCTGAATAACTTTTAAAATAATTCCACCAAGAAGCTTTTGTGAGTAATCTAACTTAGTAAAGAAGCCTTGAATTGTTTTTAATGCAGATCCTTGACGTAACATACTCAAGATACCAGCTTTATCATCCGTAGCACTTCCAAGTAACTCTTCAGAAACACCTGATATTTGTTGAATTTCATCAGCAAGAGACTTTGACAACTCAATTGTTGATTGTGCAATAGGAGCAGGAGTTATTTGTTGTACATCAGTCATTTGAGCATGCTTCTTTAATGCAATTCCTTTTCCTTGGCCTGACTGAAATACATCCTCAGGATTAACAAGAGCATTCTCCTTGTAAATCCATCCTGAATTTACTTGAGATTCTAATGTATCAAGTTCAATAACTTTACGCCTATTGTAAAGAAACTGTGCATCTCTTAACCCTCTAACCATTCCTTGAATTCGTAATGCATATTCAGATATATCAGGATTGAAATACGCAAAAACAGGAACAAATGGATAAACATCCAATCCAAGAGGGTTTTTGCCGTTATATAATACTTTTCCTTGAACAATAATTGCTAAATTCACTGAAGGGATAACTGTATCTATAACCTCAACTTGAGGATACATAGCAATAAATTTCTTAAGAGTATCATTGTTATTTGATTGCCACTCTAATGTCTCCCCAGTCTGTGAATCAACAAGTATCTTCTGCTTGCGATACGTTCGATAATAAAATTCATCGTATGCCAGTAATTTCTGTGTATCTAATTTAAAGTTCTCCGGTAAAGACTGGAATTTACCATCCTGCGCTAACCCAGGATTAAGATCTGCTATCTCCTTCTCTTTGTCTGGCAAAAGCGAAATACATTCAGCAGGAGTCAAATATGTTCGCTTCCATAGATAATTACAATCAGATAGATCATGCTTTCTAAAATATGGATCTACAAGAAAGCTGTTATAAGCACAATTATTAACCTTAATCGAACCATTAATAGGATCATTGCGATAATCAACCCATACTTGAACAAGATTCATTCCAGTAACTAAGGCATCATGAAATGACTCTGAAATAGTCTCTAATATACCTTCTTGCTGATTAAGCCATAGGAATATCTTAGTAAATTGATCCGCTGTCTGCTGATCCCCATTTTCTATTGGAACGTATATTGTAGATTTCCGATCAGCCTGCTGATGACCCGAAACCATCTCAATAGTACGCCTAATCCGATTAAAATTAAAACTCTTACGCTGATTGACAGGTAATGCAGAATAGAGTTGTGCAATTGCACTCTGATCCCCTGCCTCTACACGAGCATCAATATCACCTTCAGACCAATATGTTTGATTAAGTGTTATTGCCTCGTTGTAGCTTTTTTCTATAAACTTCAACAAATCACTATTACTGTCTTGATAATATGATTCTCTCGAGAACAACATATATAATACCCTTTATCTCATTACAGGTATTTAGATAATTATCATTCGTTATTCTAAATAGATATTCTTTAAACAGACAAGTAATTTATTATCTAATATTTTGAAATGGCCGTGGAAGGGCATTTTGTTCGCCATACATTACACGTCTATAACGCTCATTCAATTCTTCAGGAGATGGATCTTTTCCAAGTCTTGGAAGCATGAGACACCCATAACGTAATGCATCACAATTCGAAACAAGAATATTATTAGCATAATAACAATTATCATCTTCAATTGTTAGATCGTAAACTTCTTCGCCGTCTACTCTGTAAACCTCCACATTTTCTACTACATGTCTTAATCTTAGCGTATTTATCACAGCTAAATATTTTCTTGCAAACGATACAACTCCTATCTTCATTATCTTTTTTAGTATTTCGTCTATATCTTGATTTGCAAGCATTTGAACAATATCTACTCCATGAAGTTTTTGCTTCAAATTCTTTGCTACAACCTTTGCATTTTCTATCAAACCGTAAGGCCCATTTTTTTGACAATGATTCAAACGCATGTTTCCTATGCCAGTCTTTTCCCGCAGGGCTTTTATGCCATAAAGAAGCTTTCTTTCGTATTTCTGCAAGGTGCAATTTACATTTTTCTGTATAAGGCCATTTTTTCCTGGATCTTTTATCTTTAAGGTGTAATCGTTGGTGTTCCCCTCGTTGCAGTAATTGAAGGTTTTCAATCCTGTTGTTTCTTCGGTTTTTATCAATATGGTGAACATCATATCTTGTAATGTCATAACCTCCGTTATATTTTTCCCAAATGGCTTGATGTAGTCCGGTATATTTATTTCTCTTGCTCGAAGGCCTTCTATAATATCTTCCATTCCATTTATAAACATATCCATCAAAGAAAGCTGATTCTTTATTTTCAGTGACAATATAGTCGCCTTGAACCCTGGTAAATTTATAATTTTTGAATACAATTGGTAAAGCATTTTCCATAAATAATCCCTTACAGTATCATAATATTCTATTATATCATCATATCGCAAAGAATCTGCCCGAACAAGTCCCCTTTGAGTAAAAATGCGATGCTCCGGCGTACATTGTAATATTACAGGTCCAATTGTAATATTACACAATTGAGAGGTTAATTTTTCATGTACTTTCAAAACTTTTTTATATCCTGTGGGAGTTTTAACTTTCATCCCGCAACGAATATCTCTAATTGGAATATCCCCATGCTCAGTCTTTACTAACGTAGAACCTATAAAACACATATGACTATAATTATCATGATAAGGACGGTCATTATACACTTTTCTTTTATTATCATATTCTTTTCGATAGTTTTCTAATGCTTTAATAAGAAATTTACACTTATGCTCATCAATCCAACATCGTGGCAATGTAGATCTAACAGCTTCAATACCATCATTAACAGAAAGTGTAGGCGCAATTTCCATACTTAAACCAAGTTCACGAGCCTTCTCTAATCTACTCATGCCAGTACCTAACTCGCGAACTTGGATGTCGTGAGGTGCAATAACATCTCCATACGTATAAGGTTTATCCTGAAGATAACGAACATAATGCTCCAACCCTTGTGAATGATTCTCATAACAATCAATAATATGTATAACAGTTCCAATAATCTGAAAAAAGATAAGCGAAGTCGCATCTCTCATACCCAAATCCATCGACACATGAACAGGAAATGCAGGCTCCCATGGAACTTCAGATATACGACCCTCAAGTCTCATTTTATCTATGTAACGAGCGTAATATGCCCCTTCAACACCCATCGTGAATGAACAATTGTATTCTTGTTGGGCTAATTCTTCTGATATTTCTCCATTTGCAATGTCCTGCTTAATACTCTCAATCGGTATATGTTGAGTATCATCAATAGTTAATTTCTCACAATACCATTCAGGATTATTCTTTGCTATCTGATATAAATCATAGAAATGGTTCATACCCCTTGGTGTGTTGTGCGATATGAAACCATTTGAGAAAAAAGAATGTGTTTGTGGAATAACAAAATCAAAAACTTCATTCTCACTGTGTATTATTTCTTTGATTGGAGAATAATATAATTTTTCTTTAAGGTAGTGAGCTATTGGAAGATGTGGCCTCATTTTATGCAGCTTAGCCAATATTCGCCTAGAGACTCTTTTCCTATTCGCCACAATTCCAGTTGGCAACCTTAAACCAGTAAGATCAACTGGATATATATTTCCTGACTCTTCTTTTACTTCTTCAAGAATATACTTCCGATTCTTTTGTTTACGTTCAAGTCTAAATCCTATTTCACGGTAGAATATATGAGCAAAGTATCCTGTAATTTCGAGATTATAAATAGTAGACCATACTTTTACTTTAGATGTTGGTGCTTTTTCTTCACTATATAAACTCGACACTATTCCAAAGTTTAGTAATAGAACTTGTAATGTACGCATAAATGTTAAACATGTTGAAGTAAGTTTTATATTTCCATGTTTAGAAGGATGAGAGTTCGATGTTCCATCTCCGTCAAATAATCCCTGCAGAAAAGCAACAAATTGTTCTCTGTTACAATCTAATAACTTTTCTGGAAATTCTTTATTACGAGCGCCATGTTTAAATCCTATAAATTCTAGTAACGCACAGAATTCTTTTGAAGAATATTCATGATGCATCCCGTCAGGTCGAGTCCTAAATTCATATTTATGGAGAAAATCTATTATCTCTTGATCTTTTTTCTTGGTAACACAAACAGTTTGTTTGTCATAATTTCCATCCGCGTGAATAAGTCCAAGAAGATAGAAGAAATCGACATTATCTATATCAAAAATCCATTTTTTACTTCTTTTTGCCGCTATATAATGAAAATCTTCAGATATATCAAAACCTTTGGCCCATTGCTCTTGCCCATACTGGATGGGAAGTAAATCATCTATTTTCCACTCCGCCGCCTTTTTCCAAGATATTCCATCCCAAATAGGGTGATTGGGGGTACATTCTAATTGATAACCAGATTTGAGAGTTATAATTAATGTTTTTTGTTTTGGCCCATAATAAAATTGTTCTGCTTTATGAAATCCATCAAGACCATAAATATCTTCATTAAAATATGAATATTCATCACGCGAAGAAGACAGTGTAGATATTTTACGGATACCATCTCGCGTTAAGACAAGAGTATCGGGAGCAACACAACTCGCGACAATCACTGTTCCTTCATTAGCATTAAGAATTGGCCTAACATATTTATAAGCCCTATCATCCGCTAATGCAAACTCCGAAAAGACAACCATAAGTGGATTGGTTCCTACAAGAGATGTATCATACGTATCAGATCCAATCAACCTGATAATAGAGCCGTTAATTAATTCAATTACCATCTCTTGAGAGTTTATTCTCTTGATTAATTCCTTCGGTATACAGTCCAAAAATCGATCACCTTGAATAGTTATTGATTCGAAAATAGTGAGTCGAGCCTGTTTAAAAGTTGGCAGACAATAGAAAAATGAGCCTATTCTCCTTAACGCACATCGTAAAATCATATTGAATATACTAAAGTCTTTCCCACTTCTACGAGGAAATATCAATATGTATTTTTTATGCTTTCCTTCTTCAAGATCAAGACAAAAAGGCATTTGATATGGCCTCGGCACGAATTTATTCAGCTTGATCTGAGTTTCAACTTTCAAGCCTTCCCTTCATCCTCACAGATATAATCTAAATCAATAATCAAGTCAGGCTCCTCATCCCATGTCTCTCGAGCAGTCCCTTTATTAAATAATATCTCTATCGTAAATCCATCATCTGATTTACGTATAATATGCATTTTACTACAAGAAGAACAGAAACATATTTGGCTCTCCGCAACATCAAGAGACTTTTTAGCCATATAAGGGTAAAAACAAACTATACCACAAAAAGTACATCGATACGGGATTACCTTAACTACCTCATTCATTCATCTTCGCTTTCGCTACGACATGATGA